AGCAAGAAATAAGTCAAGCTCTCCTAAGGGGAGCAGCTTGCGCTGGCGACCACCATTAATTTTAGTGGTTTTAAACTTCGTGCGCAACATGTCGTTGTATACTCTGTAAATGGGCAATCCCTTGCACCATTTTTCGTTGCTGTCACAAAGTGCTTGCATGTAAGCTAACCGGTCATTATGATCAAGGCTGAGCATCGAGTTGCTGTACGGCGTTAAGGTTATAAATCGCTTTAGTTGTCTAGTGATTTTGAAGCTATTGCAACCCTCACACCAATACGTCTCGGTTGAACAAAAATCGATGTCAGTCATGTCTGATATTTTTAAGAATTTCATTATTTGACCAATGCCGTGCTTTATATCACGTGCTTTAACCAGCTTGTCTTTGTTTGCTCGAGCAAAGACAGTATAATAGGCTTTGACGACTTCGTCTTTATCAACAGTATAATGTAAACTGATGCGTGAGTCGTCTCCTTTGCATGCCAATTCGTAATCGTCCCTTGGTATTTGCATAATTCTTTCAATTACAAACCTATTATAACAGGCCATTCGGAATGTGTTCATCAAAGTTGTGTCGCAATTTCCTGACATAACCTGGCCAAGTATTTCAAGATAACCATACCATTCTACAGAACCACCACTCTGTCGCATTTCGAGTGCTAGTCTGTTTGTCTCCATTAAGGCATGGTGAAGAAAGACTTCCAAGTTCACATGTTTAATTTTATTCGATATGAACTTGTATACTTGAAAATCATGTAGGATCTTAAGCCATATTTTTTGCGTGCGATCAAATGCAGATCCATCCCCTTCTACTGTTAGTGTTAAACCTCGATCTTTACAGTCGTTGAGTAGCTGTTCCTGTTCTTCCCAATTCTTACCACCACAATATCCTTTAAATTTTTTGAAATACTGTTCTAGTGCATAACAAATTGGTCCCATAACGTATTTGTATTCTCTATTGGGTCCAGAAATAGCTCTGTTCTTAGGGGGCCCTTCACCTTCAGGCCATGCTTGTTTTTCGATTTTGCAAAACAGCGAGTATATTTTAGTTTTAAGTTCCTCGTCTGTCATGGTAAAGCATGGGTCCACTTCGGCTTGTTGGGCAGCAGTCAAATGGTTGTACCACAGAGGTAGCGAATATTCGAAATCACATAGTAGTTCTTCTATCTCTGGCATAATCACTGAATTGAACCATTCTATGTACATCTGTTGTATGTCTTCAGCAGCGTCTTCGCAACCTATCGATTGTCGTTTTGCAGCATTGAATAAATTAGCAATGCATCTCTCGTACATTATCACCTTGTCAGAATTGGACATGTATGGTAAAAACTGTATAAGGGCCGGCTTTGGCTCAGTACAGCATTTTAGTTCCATGTACTGTTCAAGGGTTGGATTTTCAACAAATCGACTTGACCACTTCACCTCATAACCAGGATCTCCTATCACTGTTGTATAGTGCTCTTCACTAATACAGCTGGCGTTGATAATGTTAGGAAATCGCTCCTTGAGGTTAAGGATGGGCAGAGCGAGTTGAGCTTGCTCCTCTGCCCCTGTGGGGGCGTCACCCCGTCAACAACAACAACTCGTGGCAAGGCTGAGCATGATGCCGCAGCATCCTACTGTACCTTGCGGGTCAGCGTAATCGAGTTGCATCGTAGCGAAATCAACCTCCGGTTCGCGCAGGCAGTCGGGTTTAACCTTCTCCCATATCGCGTTCCAAATGCCATCCTCCTGGACCATTTCTAAGAATGATTTCTTACGTTGTAGTTGACCGTTTATGGCTGCAGTGTGTTGTTGCACCAAACTTGACTTTAAGAGGGCTGTCAATTGTACATTGAGTTTTATGGAAAATTTGAGACAGTGCACTAATACTTCAACAATATTTTCTGCGTCAAAATCAACCAATTTAGATGATAACAATTTTGTCGCTTTAAACATTAATTCGCGTGTTATAGTGGTTGATGATGACAACATTTGCTTGATCGCTGTCAAAGTAATAGTTGGGATAATAGTCTGAGTTTCCTCAAAAGCTATGTTTATTACCCCGTTTCTCAAAGCACCATAGTCGATAAATTGCGAAACTTGCGGCTTAATCCCGTTGAATACTGCAGTATAGGAAATGAATTTCTTAAGTGAAGTACTCCAAACAAGACCCTTAGCCCCAGGCTTGGCAAAATTACTCATATCAAATGTTTGTTCCTGTGAGTCGATGATAATGTTAAGGTTATTGCGGACTTGTGTCGGCAACGCCTTAATTAGTGTGGTTGGATCATCGGTTGGTGTTATGATATGAAACTCTGGTCGCTTCGTTTTCCCCTCGGTTGCATAATAATTTTTGGCCAATATATGTCCCTCTCTTGATTTGCACGTATCTCGGTTGCATGTGAGATGGTGGAAATTGGGACAATCATGATACGGGCAGTCGTATTCGTGTTGTATATGTTCGGCATAAACAGTTTTTCCTTGCATGTTGTGTTTATGTTCATAATCGCGGTTACACGAATTACACTTGTGCAAATGCCACTTCGTTGACATTTTTACAACACTGCCAGTAATGCTAAGCAGATTACTTGATGCTTTAACTTCCTTGTATCGAATCTGCGACTTCGCGTTCTGCATTTGGACTTGTTGGAGTGTCTTGATCAATCGCCTAGGATGAGACACTTGACCAGTGATAACAACAGGTTTCCCCGTCTCGTTGGTATGCTCATCCGTCTCCAGTATTAGGTTTTCTTCTGAGGCCATGGTATTTGTGCCTGTTAGTAAACCTATAAGTCCGCTGTAGTCTCGCTCGGCTTTCGCTGAACTATAACGTTCGATGTGCCTCGATGTGGCTTCATCAATGATATTGTTTGGATCGTGTGTCCATGACATTCGAACTGTTATATATCGCTCACCGTTAAGTTGTTGTTGCCATATTTTCTCATATTTAATGTTGTCAACTACAACAACAATGTTGTCGTATAATTGAGTTAATACAGCAGGATGGGCGTAAGGCTTAGCTTCAAAAGGGTGGTTGTCTGGCACGTATTGTACCATCCAACGATCGTAGTCATCGTGGTCTTCAACATAAAAATAATAATGACCACATGAATTTTTGCTAAACTTACCTTCTTTGTCAACAACGTTAATATCACCGGCTAGAGTATTCTTCTCAAACACGTGAAGCATATGGTAAAAAACTACTTCACGCTCCTGTGTGATAAGCTCGACTGACTGCTCGATAATTCCCGGATAGTACGCAGTGTCGACGGTTAGGTATGTACGAGATAAAGCATGTGCACAGTTAATAAAATCCCGGCAGTTGCACATTGACACGGGTCGACCGGCAACTGTTGGGACACCATTAACTATTTTAATTGAGTTCTCGTACTTGACACGTCTCTTTATATCCTCATCGACATATTCGGGTCTGTTAAAATGTACCGTCATATCTTTGAGTAGGAACGGTGTTCTTGAAGAACCGCACACATCGTAAACAAAATTACGCCCTTGTAGGAGCAAATAATTGTTTAAATGTCTGTGCGCCTCAGTCCGAACATCGGCGAGTGCTTCATGTGGGTTGCCAACGTATTTTTTGTATGTGGCAGGATCCCATTTTCTTACGAAGTCACAATAGTTGTCTACCTGTCTTTCCAAAGGAATGTCGAACACACAGGCTGCCTGTGCGTACATAACAACTTCCCATGCATCATCAGGATAGATGACTGGTGCTTC